GTAAACAATACTCATAAGCTTCTTCAAACTTTTCTCTCCAATGATCTTTAACAGATACAGCTTCTTTATATTTTTCTAAAATAGCATTTGCTTTATCTGATGTGTTTACTGATGGTGTATCGTCTACTGTGTAATCCATTATTTTTTCTTCCACTTATTTTTAGTTTCTACTATAAAAAGTTGTATTTTAAAAATTATTTTATCTATAAATTTCTTCATCTAAATCTCTTAGTTTTCGCTGCGATACTTCTTGGTTGTTTAACGAATTGTTTTCCCTTTTTGTTTCCACGTGCTTTAGCAGCGTTAGTTGCTGATTTTTCTTTAGCCGTAAGAGCCTTCCAAGCTTTCTTAGGTAAATATCTTCGTTTGCCTTCTGATTTTTTACCACTGCTTGTTTGCCATTTTTGTTTTCCCCATTTACTAAGTTTGTTTGATGAAGACTTAGATCCTCTATAGCCTCCACCTGCTTTCTTATAAATCTTTGTAGCAAGTTGCATAGCCCTAGCACTGTGTTTGCCCCCCATTTTTGCTTTGGCTTGAGCTTTAGCTCTTGCCCATAAAGCAGGTTTAGTTTTTTTTGCAACAGCCATTAAGCTTTTTTCTTATTGTTGTTTGCAAAACTTCTTGCTGCAGCCACACTACCAAAGCCCCAAGCTTTTAATGCTAAAGCTTTTCTAGTTGGTCTGCCTTTACTATCCTTCATTGGTCCTTTCATTCCTGCAAACCTTGCAGCAAAAGAAACCCTTCTAGGATTCTTACCTTTTTTAACTGGTGCTTTTAAGTTAGATCCATCTTTACGTTTAAAGAAAGCTCTACCTCTAGCATTCAGTCCACCTTTAGGATTCTGATAAACTTTTGCTACCATTACCCAAAGAAACCTCTACCACCTGCTTGACCAAATAACGATCTAGAACCAATAACTCCTTTAGCAACTTTCTTGCTATAAGTTTCTTGTTGTTTTTTTAGATCAGCAGCTCGTCTTTCTTCTGCTGCTCTAGCTTCTGCAATTGCAGGATCTGCTTTTGGTGCTGGTGGTGGCTTTGGTCTAAATATTGAACCCATTATAACTCCTCATCATCCATATCATCTAAATCTTGAGAAGTTAACGAACCCATATTAGCTTCCATTTCTCTTAAAAGATCATCTTCTTGTTCATGAAGATCTCTCATTTCATCAATGATTTCTTGTACAGATTTTTGTTTCTTTTTAATTTTTGACATTTGGATCCTTACTTTTTTCATTAAATGACTTATATCCTGCTTTTATCAACGCACAATAAAGTTGATAAGGAGTTAAGATATACCATTTATAGAATCCTATTAAACGCATTATAAAAGAAACGCAGGTCATATCTTTTATTCTAAAGAGCTGCCATTGTTCTTTTTGTGGACATCTTAATACTTCATAGTCTTTCAAATAGAATAACATAGTTTCAAGTTCTTCTGGACTTAGTAAGCTATGTTTTATTCCTGCGTGTGTATATTCTAAATGAATCCATAAATTTTTTTCTGGATCAAAATTTAATGCACCACAATGTTTAAAACCTTTTTTTAAAAACTGTAGCCATTCTGGATAAGGATATTCATCTGCTTCGTAAAAATATATTAACCATTCCTTTTGAATATGTCCCATACTTTCCTTTTGCTTACACCTGGCTTTTGAAATACATCCCATTGTTTCTTAGCAACAGTTGGTTGTGTTTGTATTTTACCAGACATCATTGTTCTACCTTCACCAGCTCCCATCATTAAATATTGTAAAGCATCATGAACGTGAGAGTATCTATTCTTTAATGGTTTCTCATCATATCTATCTCCAGATACTTGGAGTCTTCTATAATGATAACCACCATTAAAACCTTTTTTAAGATTGATACAATCAGTACTCATATTAAATCCTGGTGATCCATCTACTAATCTAGCTAGTGTAGAATCAACAGCTTCTATTCTTAGAGCAACATCATTAGATGGTGCAGGTATAGCTTTTAATCCACAGTTTCTCATAATTTGGAATGGTGTTCTTTCATCTGTTTGAGATCTAAAATCTCCAGCAGGATCTCCATAGATCATAACTTCATATCCTTTATATAATTTTGCAATCTCTCCTCTTAGTAAATCTGAGAATCTTATTACACCCATTTCAAAACAAACAAGCTCATTTATAATATTCCATTTACCTGTTGTAGTTCTTTGACCAAAGACAGCAGCAGGAGTTAATCCAAAGTCAACTCCAATCCATATTGGTTGTCCTGGTATTAAATCTATTTTATTTTTTGTAATGTGTAATTCTTCTTTGAAGCTGTGATACACAGGTTTACCTTCTTCAATAGATCCTAGTTTATTTAAAACATAAACATCTATCCATCCTTTTGTTTTACCTCTAATAATATTGTTATAATATTTTGGGGTTAGGTTTTTTTTATTTTCTGATTTAATGTTATCTTCATATGCACTTATAAATCCATCCTTATCTTTGTTCTCTAGCAAAGCAGGGGGTTGTGTATAGAAACTCCAGTTGTCTGGTTTGATTAACATTAAAGCTTCATCTCGAGAGATGTGATCTGGTACAGGTACATCTGCTGCCATGATCGGCCACCAGTGATCTTCTTCTGGTGCATTGGTATCAGCTATAACTCCATACCAACTAGCCCCACCTTCTCTCATACTAGGAAATCTTCCTACCCTCATAGTACAAGCATCTATAATTGATTTGGGTATTTCTCTTGCTTCATTAACCCAAACGCCAGTCAATTCTAATGATAGTAATTTCTTAACATCTTCTGGTCTATCAAGAGCTAAGAAGATAACTTCTACATCAAGTTCACCAACTAAGATTCTATGAGTATAAGGAACACTCCAGGCAAAGTTGCCCCATGTATCTTCTGGAAACCAATCTAACCATGTTTTAATTGTTGTAGTTCTAAGCTGTGGATTTGTATTTCTAATGACAGCCCATCTAGATTTTCTTTTACCTTCTGCATTCTTTTGTTGTAATAATGCTCGTCTAAATATTTCAATACAACAAGCAACTGATTTACCAGAACCTACTGGACCACGCAGTCCTCTAAAAAAGTCGTCAGACTTCATAAATTTTTTTAAGGTATCACCTTCTGGTTTGTATTTGAAATTAATCGACATTTACACCAACATTAGCCTTTAACAGATTGTATATTGTTTCTTCACCAAAAGCTTCAACAAGCTTATCAGCTTCGTAGTCTGTTATCATGTGTGTTGGATAATTCTTTAAATGTACTTTCTTAACTATAGTTCTCAATCTATTACGATCTTTTAAACTTATATTATTGAGGAACGACATTTTAATTGTTCAACCCTTTCTAATACTATCTTAAGTATTTCTTCTTCTTTGCCAAACTTTTCTTCAAATGCTTTCTTAGCCATGTGTATAGAGAAGTTACCTTGATGATGGTCATGACATAAAGGAATTACGTGGAAGTGGCTTGTACGCCTTCCTATGCCAGTTCCAGGGGGTCTTATATGATGTAGGTTAGCTGGTCTTTCGCAGCAATAGCAACCAAGCTCAGCAACCCACCTCATATGTTCTCTTTCTTTCTTTGTCGCCATTACTTCTTTTTCATTTTTGCTATGATCTTTTTTTTCAAAGCATCTGGTAATGATTTCTGTTTTCCTGTTAACTTGCTTTTCGCAGCAGGTCTTCCTCTTTTAGAACCATAGGTTCCTTTTCCGTAGGGCATACATCCTCCATTTGTTCGTATGTTGCTCTGCATCCGTCTGGTGTTGCAGCACTTGCCATCTGTATGGCTTGTATATCATTTTCAGCTGAATATACAATCTCTCTTTTTAAAGTGTCATCTTGCCATATATTTACTTTGTAATTCATATCTCTCCTTTGTTTAAATGAAAGGAGAACCTTATAGAACTAAAAAATTTTTTGAAACGCACTTAAGCAATCTATCGCCCTTGTCCTTTGTAGCGAAGTTGTTTCTTTTGTCTTTTGGCTGATTTGTTTTGGCTCTTTGTATGAACGCCTTTTCTTTTCTTAGGTTTATCTCTTGGTATGAAATGTGTAAACTTCTGCTTTGCCATCGTACTTTTTTAAACCCTGTTGTCTGTGATAGTCGCCTCGTCAGCTATGGCTGATGATTTTCGCCCCCACCCTCCGAATCTCACGATTCTAAATGTGTGGGTGCGTACCAACGCCTCACGTTAGATCTATATTAATTTTAATATCCCCCTGTATATTGTGGGACACCTTGTCTGGTGTTCTCAATCCTACTCTATCGAGAATATCTCTGCTAGCTTCTAGCTGAACGTATTCACTCCTAGCTCCAGTAGATAGCTCGATAAGTCTTTTACTCGCACTTACTGCTCCAAGTCCAAGAGTTTGTGCAATCCGTTGTTGCATATACTGTTGTACCTTTGGTAAACGTAGTGTGCGAGAAGCACTTACTCTCGCTGAATCTTTACTAATAGCTGTTGAATATCCTGCCGTTTTAGCAGCTTCTGTTATACTACACCCTGTAGCTACAATTGTATCTACTAAGGCTCGTTGTTTCTCTGTTAGATCGTCTTTCATAATACCTTTTTATTCTACCCTAATAGGTTCGTAGTTATTTAATTTGTCCCTGTCAAGATAAATAACAGTACTTTAGTAGGTAGTGAAACTCACATAACAATATGTTGTATGGCGACTTACAGGCTCTAGGGCTAAAGCCCCCAAGCCCTTCGGTCTTGTCCCTAAAGGGTGACGATCCTGGTCGCATTGATCAATCCCCTGGATTGCTCTAATAGAGTTGCCAAAGGCAACACTTACAACCCCATACACAATTTTCTAAAGAAACCATTCGCTGTTGCTCATTATTGCTATGGGTCCCCCCCACACACGTGGATTAATGTGCTTGTATCATGAGTTTGCCTTAATGAACAGTGCTAGGGACATGAGCGTCGCACCTAAAGGTGCCAAGCCCCTAAAGGGGTACGCTCTGTCGCACTGTATCATTAAGCTTTGCCTCATGATGACTGCACACCTTAACCACATGCGTTATGCCATGTCGGTTATAAAGTAAACGATAACAGAAAGGTTACAATGGAGTACGTTAAATACTATGAGTTGATAACAGATGAACACGATAGAAAAAGAGTTGTTGAGTTATCAATGTTAAGAGAAGAAGCTATAGTGAAATCTGACTATGATAAAGTTAGTGAGCTAGATAGCGAAATTAATAATATAACAAAAGGAGTTAGATATGATGGCTAGTGAATTAAATCAACAAGACTACTCAGATAGTAGATTAGATGACATGCAAGATGTATTAGATTGTGTTGATATGAAAGCTGGTGTTACTGGCTTTTTCAATACAGTTATATCACCATTTGCTGATCATCCAGATTGGTCAATGTTGGCTGAATGGAATGCTAATAGTATTATTGGTGTATTCCAAAGACATCATGAACAGTGTATCAAAAGTC